TGACTCCGTTTGATACCTATCACGCTTATCTCTCAATGAAGAGTCATTTTACTAATCCTAAATTTGACTACCATAAGTATGGAGGTAAGTCCCGTGCTACTATGGCCGCTTTTAATAAGAGAAAAGACAAGTATTGGTTTGAGAAGACCAGTCGTAAATACTCTGATGAAGAAGTGGTAAACTTTTTATTAGCAAACTTTGTAACCACTGATAACCCACAAAATTTATGGATTGGCGAAATTATAAAAAACGGGGAAGAGAACTATTCCGAATGGCTAAAACGCAAACAGAGTTTGACTTACTTGTTCAAAGAACAAATAGAGAAATTAATCTCCGAGCACAAATTCGAGACACTGTTCGATTGTTCGAGGGGACATCCCCCGTTATTAAAAAAGTATCTGCGTGGAGAGATTTCGTTAGAAACACTTACGATACTGGAAAAAGTCTTTTCTTTCGTAAAAAACTTTGATAAAAAACTATCTGACCCAGTGTGGGAATCCGTCAGTTTAAAGATAAAGAAATATATTCCCTTCATAAATATTAATATGTTAAAGTATAAAAAAATCTTACGGGACATTGTTTATGAGTAACTTTTTTGATTCTGAAATTATTCAAGATGCATTAAAAGAAATAAACGAACTTCAACAGGACGTTTATTCTAATTTGATTGGCTTTCAGAATATGTCCCGTCAAGAAAAACTAGAGCATGTTGAAACATTACTCCTTCTATTGGAGAAGCAAAAAATTATGTATACGAGATTATCTTTATCAGATGATCCTGATGCTACCAAAATGTTAGAGGAGTTGAAAAAGTCAATAAGTGTTTTAGGGTTTGGTGATAATGCTGATATTCATACATTATTCACACAAATGAGCAGCACTATCGAAAAACTTAAGCAATCTATTGACGCATAAGCAAATCCTTGTTATAATATTCAAGTAAATCCATTTAATCCAATTAAATCCGAGGTAATCTAAATGTCTTTCAGTAATCTGAAAAAAGCGTCCAGACTAGGAACTCTCACTTCTAAGTTAGTCAAAGAAGTAGAGAAGATGAATAATACATCTGGTGGGGACGATAGACTATGGAAGTTAGATGTAGACAAGTCAGGTAATGGCTATGCTGTTCTACGTTTCCTTCCAGCACCCGATGGCGAAGACTTGCCATTTGTTAAACTATACAGTCATGCTTTTCAAGGGCCTGGCGGTTGGTATATAGAAAATAGTTTGACTACCTTAAGTCAAAAAGATCCAGTATCAGAGTATAACACTTCACTGTGGAATAATGGTACAGAAGCAGGTAAGGACACTGCCCGTAGACAAAAGCGTAAACTTACATACATCAGTAATGTTTATGTTGTGAAAGATCCAGCAAATCCTGAGAATGAAGGTAAAGTATTCTTATACAAATATGGTAAGAAGATCTTTGATAAGTTGATGGCTGCAATGCAACCAGAGTTTGAAGATGAGAGTCCTATTGATCCATTTGATCTATGGCAAGGAGCTAACTTCAAGTTGAAAGCAAAGAATGTTGCTGGATACAGAAATTACGATAGTTCCGAGTTCGCTCAGCCGAGCCCTTTAAACGATGACGATGAGGCACTAGAAGCCATATGGAAGAAAGAGCATTCCTTACAAGAATTTGTAGGAGCAGACCAGTTTAAGTCATATGAGGACTTGAAGAAACGTCTTACATATGTACTAGGAAACTCAGTATCTACGAAGAGACTAGATGAAGAAGTTGTGAATGAGGAAGAGACAAGTAATGTTGCTACCTCTAACGTAGAGGAACAACTCACAACATCCAGTGCTTCAAAGGCTGACTTTGAGGAAGATGATACTTTACAATATTTTGCTGCTCTTGCAAATGAGTAGACTTAAAGAGGCATAGAGACTCGTGTATTCTCGGTCTTCACTAATCTATCATTGATACGACCCGAAGACCGTTGATATACCATTATATTTCTCATGTCATTTAAGAACTGTTGAAGATAATCTTCTCTTAAGAGAAAGATACTTCTTTTATTATCATTTCTTTTAACTTCATATTCCCAGTTAGAGACACCTCTGACTGGGTTTTCTTTTGCTGTTTCTTGATTTGAAGTATTTGGTTTGTATATTTCAAAATCTTTATCAACTCGTTTACCTGCAGGAAGGATTAGACGACCTTGAGCATCTTTGACTTCTGTAGTCTCATAATATCTGACAGAGTTAAGTTTATCTCCATGGACTTCATAACAATAGTCATAAAGATCTCTATCATCTAAAGGCCATTCATCTCTGACATTTAGAATACCTGCTGTCATTAAAACAACCCAGTCTAATTCTGCATCACCATAAAACTCTTCGGCAACGTTATCTGGACGGGCACCTTGTTGAATTTCATACTTATCAAAAATTGTAAAAACATTTTGAAGATCATCACGTAACTTATTTCTTCTGAATAAGTTTTTAACAGTCAAATAACTTTGTGATGATATTGATGAGGCCAGAAAATTCTGATACTCTACATCTGGTAACTCTCTAAAATAACCCATTAGAATCCAACTCCATCTCTATGATCATTATATTGTTCATAATCTTCATAGAATACTGGTAATAACTCAGTAAATGAAAGAGCAATACTCATTGATACTGGAGCACCATCCTGATATGTTGACCATGATTCAAGTCCTGCTGAATAATCTGTAGCTACATTTGTCAGAGCACAGAGTTTGATGCGATTCAAATATTGTTTTGCCTTTCCTTCATATGTAATCTCAAATATATTTGGTGTCTTTAAGAAGTTACCACCTGAACCTTTAGGTGCCATATTTCTCTTAAATGCTTTGATGATAGTTCTTACAGTTTGTGCTTCTACCTGATGACGTGGAACAAACTGAAAGACAAAAGAGAAGTTACGAAGTGTAGGGCCAGAAAATAATAACTCTTGGTTAGGATTGAGTACAGCACCTGAACTTCTTGCCATAACTTGTGCGAATGTCATATTACCACCAAAGGCATTAACTGCTGACATTGCTAATCTATTTCCAATCAGATCTCCACCGTTAGGTAGATTGGCAACATTAATATCAGTATCTGCTCCGATAGCACTCTTAAAAGTATCCTTCATTGTATCAATAGCTTTGTCAAAATTTCCTTCGTTAGTGATTGCCTGTGCAGCAGTAAGTCCTTCAGCTTGAAGGAAGTTCATAGTACCATCTTGACCATAGTTTGCCTGATTAGTATCTTTAATATCTTTAGGCATTGGTAGTATAATATTACCAAGATACTTTGATTTTAATGCTTGACCAGTAAAGGCTGAACCACCGAATTTCATTTCAGTTGCTTCATCTACTACCCTTTTGGTTATATTTCCAGATCTTTTATATTCAAATACTGAAAACTTTATATAGTCTCCATCTTTTTCAATAGGACTATAAGGGTATCTTAAATCATCAGGTAACTTGCCGTCTAGTCTCTTTGCTCTAGCTTTCTTGATTATTTGAGATTTCTGCCATTGCTCTGCTTCTTTAAATGCTTTCTGTTCAGTTTCTTTATAATCTGAAGGGAGATTTCCCATCGCACCGTGTTTCTGTTTTAACCTCTCACGATACAGACGACTTTTTTCTTTTTCTGCTGCTATTCTGTTACTTTCTCTTATGTTATTGATCCAACCTCTAAAACCTGCCATTTATCGACCCCTATGTAATAAATTTTAACTATTTAGACGAATATTACCAAAAGGTATTTCAATCGCATCTGAAAGTTCCTCAGGGTATATTTCATAGATGCCACCAGCAATCTCATTCCATGTATATTGACGCATTTGACCCCAATGATAGTTAAGACCACGGAATCCCCATTGAAATCTTTCAGTGACAGCAACTAGAGGATTTTGATCATATTGAATATTAGGAGTTTTTGGTCGATAGACGAATGCATATATCTTTCCAACTTCAGGTACCTTATTACCTTCTTGTAGACGATCTAAAAGTTCTAGCATTAAGTCATCAGCACTTTGAAGACCTGTTAGACTATCAACAACTCCACGGATTCTATTTTCCTTATCATCAGTTGGAAATGCCAAGTTCTTTCTCCGTTAAGATTTTAAATTCCCATAATCTATCATCACAAAAGTTCTTTGCTGCTTCCCACTTTGCTTGGTTCTTAGCATAAGTATAGACTTCATAAAGATAACCTCTAGTTTTTTTCTTTTGTATCTTAGGTTCTTTAGTTTGTCTTGCAGGTTTGATTTCAATAATGTATTTTTTAATTTTACCACTAGATTCTTTTACTTTAATATAAAAGTCAGGAAAGTAACGACGTACTTTTCCTGATGTTGGATCTCTATATGGTATAATATATTCTTCTGAACCCCATTCTAAAATGTATTGTTTGGTATCACAATACTTCATAAACTTTTCTTCCCAACTAGATCTAAAAAAGATATTCTTATAGTCACCCTTATATTTTTTAGGGTTCTTGGGTCTATAATAACCTTTTTTAGTTGTCATATGATTATTAATTCATTATATAACGATCATATGCAAATGTAACTGTTACTTTCATTAAATTTGCTTGACCATAGGAAACTGGAGTTGTATTTAATGCTTTGGGAAAGGCATTAACAAACTCATATGATAAAAGACTTGAAGTTAATGGAATTTGAACCTCATTAGCATTCTTATCAAATTTGACAATAGATAAAGTTTGACATTTATAACCAACCTCAGATTTTGAATCAACTTTTTTAGAAGAGTCCATAGGATAGTTAAATCTTCTAAAATATGATTCTCTCTTTATATCTGTTTGAGGATTATTATCTCCAGAAATATAATCCATCCATCCTTCAAAGAATTTAAGAGTGCTGTGCTTTGCGTCAACATAAAATGAAAATTCGCTGTCTATATAGTTACGGAAGTGTGGAACACTTTGTTTAATTCCTTGATAGTTATCACTAATTTCCAAGGTTGCGAATGAAGTACCTGGTAATACAGCCTCTGAACACATGATACCTATAGAATTACCTGTTGCGTAATCATTAGGCAAATTATAGATTTTAGATAAGTAATCTTTAAGACCACCTGTGAATCCATTTATAGTTACTTGATATTGGTTGGTTAAAGATAACGGAAGTGTCTTCAACTTATCAAATCCATCTTTAAAATTTTGTATTACCGATGCCATCTAAATACCTAGTATTATCTTTTTATTATAAAGTATTTAGATACTTAATAAATAACCTTACTGAAGTTTGAAAACATTATGCCTTTACCTAAGATTTCTGCCCCTACATATGAGTTAGTATTACCCTCAAGTGGAAGGAAAGTAAAGTATAGACCTTTTTTAGTCAAAGAAGAAAAGATTCTAGTGATTGCATTAGAATCAGAAGATACCAAGCAGATTACAAATGCTATTAAAACTGTTATTAGTAACTGTATTTTAAGCAAAGGTATCAGAATTGAGAAACTAGCAACTTTTGATATTGAATATTTGTTCTTGAATGTTCGTGCTAAGTCTGTTGGTGAAACAGTTGAAGTAAATATTACATGTCCTGATGATGGTGTAACTCAAGTTCCTATGAAAATAGATATAGATTCTATAAAAGTTCAAAAGAATGATGCTCACACCAATATTATAAAACTGGATGATGATTTATCTCTTCAGATGAATTATCCTTCATTGACTCAGTTCATTGAAAGTAACTTTGAACTAGCAGGAGTGGATAGTGATCTTGAGAAATCATTAGATGTGATTATATCTTGTGTTGGTCAAGTATATAATGAAGAAGAATCTTGGGATGCTTCTGAGTGTACTAAGAAAGAACTGAAAGATTTTGTTGAGCAAATGAATTCTAAACAGTTTAAGGAGATTGAAACATTTTTTGATACAATGCCTAAACTATCTCATAAGATTAAAGTAAAGAATCCAGAGACTAATGTTGAGAGTGAGGTTGTATTGGAGGGATTAGCGTCTTTTTTCAGTTAGCTCTAGCTCATGAGAGTCTAGAGAACTACTATCGGACAAACTTTGCTCTTATGCAACACCATAAATATAGCTTAACAGAACTTGAAAATATGATACCGTGGGAAAGAGACATATACATCTCTCTTCTCCAACAATATATTGAAGAGGAAAATCTAAAGCAGCAACAGAGTGGCAATTATTAACTTAAAAACACAACAAGCATCTTTAAATAAAACACTGGTAAAAAGTTCAGTGCTTGCTTCTGGTGGCCCAAAAGTTACTGCGTCAAAAATTAAAGTATCGGATATACCTAAGATTCAGTTTGGAAGTGTTCCAAAGGCAATAGGATCACAACCAAAAATGCCCAAGATGACTAAACTTGTGGCACCTAAGATTGATGTAGATAAGAGTAGTGGTTTAGGAGAGCAACCTTTCTTTAAAGCACCTAAGATACCTAAACCTCTTAAAGTTACACCTAAGCCTAAGATAAAAAAACCTTCTCTTAGTACACCTAAGTTAGATAAACCTAAGATAGGTAAACCTACTCCTAGTGTACCTAAGGTAGATAAACCTACTCCTAGTGCACCTAAGTTAGATAAACCTGTATCTAAAGTAGAGGAACCTACGCAACAAGGTATTGGGGAAAATATTGTTAAGATGATAAATGATCTTCAAAAATCATTTGCATCCTTGAGTTCTAGGGTTGATGTCATAATGAGTGTTCTTAGTAAAACATCTAAAACTCAGCATGATCAGGGTCAACAACTTGAAAACTTAAGAAATGGTCAGATTGAAAGTCGAAATATACAGAGTCAAGAACTTGAAAACTTAAGAAATGCTCAAATTCAAAATCAAAATATACAGAGTCAACAACTTGAAAACTTAAAAAATGACCAGATTGAAAATCAAAATATACAGAGTCAACAACTTGAAAACTTAATAAATGACCAGATTGAAAATCAAACATTACAAAATGAAAGATTTCTAGGGTTAGAGGATAGTTATATTAAGAGTTTGGATAGGTTTAAAAAAATAGAAAGTAGTACTTCGGTTCTACGTGATGCTCAAGAAACTATAATAAACAATCAGAAAGAACTACATGAGTCGGTTGGATCATTAAATGAAACTAATGGTGATATAATAAAAAATCAACAACAATTACAGGAGGTAGTTGATAAGCAGTCTAAGGAGAAAACTGAGAATCCAGATAGTGAGAGTATCCAAGAGTTACAAGAAACAACTAATAATATAATAGCAAGTCAACTAGAAATAAAAAACACATTGCAAGAAACAACCAATATTCTTAATGATATTGGAAATGCAATGTCTTTAGATTTTGCTGACCGTATAACGAAAGAGAGAGAGGCACTAAAAAAAGCAAGAAAAGAAAAAATACGTGCAAAAAGACAAGCAGCAGAGAGAAGTGTAGAAGGTGCTGGTGCTCTGGAAAGTGCAAATAAAGGTATAGTTGATACGGTTAAAAAACCTGTAAGTAGTTTAATGAGTAAAATTGGAGACTTACTTACATTTCTTATTTTTGGATTTATCAATTCTAAAGCCATGAAATGGTTGAGAAATAATGTAGGTGCAATAGATTCATTCTTTAACTTTTTCAAACGACATTGGTTCTCGATCATAACGTTCGGATTTGGAAGTTGGATTTTTGAAACTGCAAAGATGTTGCGTTTAGCTTGGAAGAACATACAGAATCTAAACCCACTTAATTGGTTTAAAGGTAAGAAAGGAATAGTTGAATCAGGTAAAGCAGCAAAAACTAATCCTGGAAAGGGACTATTTGGCCCTAAAGTTACTAAGACAGGTGTAAGAAATGTACCAGGTAATGTTACAGATGCAGCATTTGATATTAAACCAAAACAAGTATCACAATTTACTAGGTCTAAGAGTCGTGTTGGAAAACTTATACAAAGAACTAATATAGGGGCTAATAAACTACGTAAATTACCAATTGGTAAATATGCTGGAGGAGCATTAAGTGTTCTTTTTGCTGCTATGGAGTTTAAAGGTAGAAAAGATGAAGGACAGACGACAGGAAAAGCAGTATTAGGTACTGCAGGATCTACACTTGGTGGAATAGGAGGTGCCAAGGCAGGTGCTGCTATTGGTGCTACTATTGGTAGTATTATTCCAGGTCCAGGTACCGCTATAGGAGCAGTTCTTGGTGGTTTGATTGGTGGTATTGGTGGTGCTATGCTTGGTGGTAAAGCAGCAGATACTGTATCAGATGCAGTAGGATTGGGTGGTGATACTAGATTAAATAAGAAGGTAGATAAAACTGGTAAATTAGAAGAGGATGATAGGTCAGGTGTTATTATTAATAATGCTATTAAGCAAGATGTCCCTTCAAGTCTTGCATCATTAGAAACACCTTTAGGAGGAAGTCCATTACCTGTTGTTTCTCCTGAGGATATGTCAAATATATACGTAGGAAAAGTTAAAGAAGAGTTGGGGGTATTAGGTTAAATGCCTTGGTTCGCCGCACTAGGAAAAGTAGCACTTGCTGCAGGAAAAGTAGGAGCAAAAACAGCCGTAAAGGCATCTGTAAAAGCAGGTGCAAAATCTGCTATAAAAGCAGGTGCAAAATCAACTCTTAAAGCTAGTTCTAAAAAGATTGCTAAAAGTACTGTTAAGAAAGCTGGAAAGAAGAAACTAAGTGCTAAAAATATTAAAAGAAACATCCTCAAGCAAAGAGAGAGATTAAATAAACTTCAGTTACAAAGAGAGCGACAGGAAGAGACTGTTAACAAAGGTGAGTTTCATAAAGAGGATAGTGGAAAGGGTGCTGGTAACGTCTTGGGAATAATGGATTTAGGAATTTTTGGAAAGGTTTATAATGCGGTTTGGACATTATTAATGGGTTTAATAATAAACAAATTAATAGCATGGAGAAAAGGTATTATGACAGTAATTAATTGGGTTAAACCCTTTTGGAAAATAGTGATGGGTTCACTTATGTCAATGGTGAATGGTATATTCTGGGTATTTAAGATGTTTTCGGGGGACTTTATAGGTAAAGAAAATAAAAAGATAAAAGATTCAAAAAAACTTATGAATACTACCCAAAAGGGTCTTAAGAAGGAACTTGGGAAAAAAGAATTTGGTGGGGATGATAAGGATAATGATAATAAGAATGAAGAACAAGAAGAAAAGAAAGAGAGTGATAAGAAGAGTAGGGTATTAAATGATGCATTGAAAGAATCTTCAAAATTTCTTGAGTCAGAGACTGCTATAAATCAAGTTGATGAGAGGGAAAATGAAGGAGCACCAGCAGAGATGTCAAATCCCTCAACTATACTAGGTAAGGTAAATAAATTAGTAAAGGGTAAATCGGACAAAACATCAAGGCAACTTAACCGTCAGAGTTCAGAGATTAAAAAGACAGATGAACAACTTAATCCATTAAGTTTCTTGAAGAAGCAAAGACCTCTTACTCGTGGGTTAGGGCCTACTCAAAGAATGAAGAACAAAGGAAAGGTAATTATTCAACCTGTAGAAAGAGAAGTTCGTGTTGGTGGTGGAAATGGTTCATCTGGTGGTAGCAGTGGATCAAGTAATATTAAATCACCTGTTCCATCACGTTTTATGTCACAGTTAATGAGGTTACCATAATGTCTGAAGTACAAGGATCTAAGTATGAAATATTTAAAATAATCTCTGCTAATGGTGGAAATAGTGTAGAACTTGGAAATGATGAATATAAAGAGTATGGAGCTCCTTTTAGGATTATTAATATATTCTTTTATGAAAATATTCTATCTCCTTATATTACAGGAGTAATAACAATTCAAAGTACTCTTGATGCTGCAGTAGATCAAAATGATATTCAAGAAAGAAGAGGTTCATTACATAGTGCTCTTCCTCTTGAGGTAGGATGTAGAATATTGCTTAAAGTAAAAGATTCTTTAGGTAAAGGAATTGATTATTCTGATGAAAGTGATCCATTTAAACAACTATATGTTGATGAAGTTCAAATTGTAAGTAAAAATTCATCAATGGAAACAGTTCAACTTAGAGTTGTATCGAAGATAGGATGGAATAATAATACAAGGAGAGTTACTTCTTCTTATAAAAATCGTATTTCTGATTCAGTAAGACGTATTCTTAAGAATGAATTGAAGATGCCTAACGATATGATCAACGTTGATAGTTCAAGTAACTCATATTCTTTTGCAGGAATGACAAAGAGACCATTTGATCTTATTGCTATGTTGGCAAGACAAACTATACCTGAAAATACTGCTAATCCTGGTTTTTTTGCGTTTGAAACTAGAAGTGGATTTAATTTTGTTTCAGCAGATTCGATCATTAATAAAGAACCTTACGAGCACGAATATTGGTATGCTGGAGGAGGAAAAGATAAAGTTAACGATGACCGAACTAATTACGAAATAGCAACCTTAAAAACACAACAAGATCAGAATCTTACATCTCAAATTAGATCTGGTGTATATGCTAATAAAACAATATTTTTTAATCCAGCATCTTATAAGTTTACTGAGATTGAGATTACATCTGAGGATCTCAAGTTGTTTAAAGATCCAAAGTTTTCTACTCTAGGAAAAACTCCAGAAACTCCTAATATTTTGAAAGATGATATGAATGAAGGTGCTAGATACCATAGGGTTCAAACTGCTGTATTGAATATTGGTGCTGAAAAGGAAAATATTGATGTGAATAATAGTCCTGAATTATACTATGCTGCAGGCTCTACTAGATATAATATATTATTCTCACAAAGACATACGATCACGATTCCTTGTAATACTGATTTAGAGGCAGGAGATACTTTATTATTAGATATTGAAAAAGTTTCTGATAATAAGGAACAAGGCCCTGATCAAAAGACAAGTGGTCACTACGTTATTCAATCGTTATGTCATTATTTTGAACCAGAAAAATCAGTTACTTCTATTAATTTGATAAGAGATTCCTATGGATTACATTTTGCAAAAAACAATAAGAAGAGGAGGACATAGGAGGTAATATGGCAGATATGGATTATTATGGGTTAGGAACCCATGAATGGATTGGTATAATTTTACCATACGAAGTTCAAAAAGACCAAGTTGATGGTAATGCTGGATTTGGTTATAGGTATAAGGTTGCTATAATGGGTAATCATCCTAATAACCAAACTATTCAAGATAAAGATATTATATATGCTCTTGTAAGACTTGGTGTTACTGATGGTACTGGAGCAGGGAGTAGAAAGAAAACACCAGCAATAGCTCAAGGTGATGTTGTTACAGGTAGGTTTTTAGATGGAGATAGGAAACAAAATCCTATGATTACTGGTGTTTTAGGAAGAACACAGGGTATTAAATATGGTTCACAAAGATTTGATTCAAAGACTGGATTTGTTGGTTCAACTAAACCAGGATCACTCTTAGGAAGACAAGAGTTTACAGAACAAGTTCCTATATGTACTCCAAAAGCAAAAGGAAGTGGCCCTACATCTAAAAGAAAACCACCATTACAAGCAATGCAAAGAGCAGGCTTACCTACAGGAATGCCACAACTAAATGCTTTTGTTCAACCAATTAAAAAGATAGTTAGTACTGTAGATAATATAATTGCTGGTGGAATAGATCAACTTACTGGTGGAGCATAATAAATATACTCATGACAAATTCTAATCTACAATCATTTTCATCAAGAAAAGCAGCATTTGATAAAAAATATACTGCTTTGCAAAATAAGTATGGTTCTCATGTTCCTACTGCAGAATATAATAAGGCATGGAATTCTACTATGGGAATAGGAAGGAATTCTAGTGCTATTAAAACACCTGCTCCTGCTCAACTTGATAAACGTCAAATAGAATATTTTACTGAACTTATAGAGGCAAATCCTCTAAGTGATAAACTAAAAGGTATTATTAATGAAGCAAAGGAGTTATTTCCAGAAACTTTAGGTAGGATATTTCCTAAAAAATATGATGATCTTACAAGAGTACAAAAGGATAAAAGGAATCAGTTTGTTAGAGCAGCAGATGAATGTGTAAGTTCTGATAGTAGTATTACAGGAAACACTGTGATTCAAGGAGATGGTTCTAAAAATACTTCTTTTGAACAAGTGCAAGCAAGTGTTAGCAACTTACTTAATAAGGTAACTGCACCAGAAGCATCTGCTGCATTAAATATGCCTGAAGAGATTAGAAAAGTTTCTTCAGAAGTTAGTAATAGTATGGGTTCTGTAGTTAATAAGATGACTTCTGACGTGAATATGGCAATGTCATCAAAAATAGCAGGTGGTTATTCAAAGATAAAGAATACTGAGTTTGCTAAAATATCTCCTTCTTATCCTAAGGCATTAGCTGTTAAAATGACTATTGCTCAACAACTTCCTCTTGCTACTACTGCTAGTAATCTATTTAATAAAGTTACTTGTGGAGGAGTAGATATTCAAAAAGGAATAGCAGATTCAGTTACTGATTTATTGACTGCAGCAATTCCACATGTAACAAATCCAACTTCATGTGTTACTGAAGAGATAATGGGTGCTCTTATGAATGATATAACTAGTAAACTTGATGATCTTATTGGACCAGCATTAGCCCCTATAGCAGATCAACTTGGGTTTTCTTTTGATCCAGTAGATTTCTTTGCTAGTGGTATTGATGTGGTAAACAGAGTTAAAGATACTTTTAACTGTGAAGAGACACCACCTTTCATCGCACCAAGTAATAAGTACATATCAGGTATGGGACAAATACGAGGTACTAGTGCTGCTCAAGCGACAGCAAGTTTTACTAAAATGTTTCAAGGTGTGGGTATTGCTCAAGCAGCAGCAAAGCAGGTATCTGGATTAACGGACTTTGAGAAAAAGTATGGTCAATGGGATGTTTTTGGATCTCCTTCAAGTTCGTCATCATCAGCACTTTCACCTTGTGACACTGGTTGTAGTGGACCTAGCGTATCTATTTTTGGTGGGGGAGGAACTGGAGCTAAAGGTAAACTTATTTTTACTGATTTTATTAATAAAATAGATACAAATGATATTTGGGGTGCGGTAAGAAGAACTGCAAGTATTGCAGGAGTAGAGATTACTGATCCTGGTAGTGGATATACAAGTTCACCTGTTATATCTATTGAAGATGATTGTAATGAAGGTTATGGTGCTTTTGCTGGAGCAACGATTGATAATAACCAGAACTCTCCTACCTATGGTCAATTAACTAGCATTACTATGATTACTGCTGGTGAAAACTATTCTGCTGATGGTGAAGAAGTTCCATTATACATTTCAGGTGTTGTGATTGTTGATCCAGGTAGGTCTTATCAAGTAGATGATACCTTAGAAGACTTTGAGTTACAAGTTTTAGATGGTAAAATAACTAATGTTAGTCTGGTAAATAGACCAGCATACACTTCATTACCAGAACTAAATATTAATACAAATACTGGTGTTGGTGCTATTTTACGTCCTATTATGTCGCCAATAAGACCACAAGGAGATATTATTGAAGTTATTGATTGTATAGGTAAGATTAATGAGTAAATCTAATGATGCCACTAGACAAGAAGTTCTAGGCCCTAAACTTTATATTGAGACAGACAATCCTGAGAGTGGAACTGCTGGGCCTGAAGCATGGGCTTTAAAAGGTGAAAACTCTTCAAACAAAAAAGTTTTACTTTCTCATCATGATGGTGGTCTTACGAGATTTGAAACTGAAGAAACATTTCAAGTCGATGTTGCTAGTAAAGCTACTAATGATTCTACTGGAATGCAAGTTACCTCTTGGAAAGGTAAGATTTCTGTAAATTCTGCTGGAGATATTGTATTACATTCTAATAATAGTATTATTCTAAGTGCTGAGAGAAATATTGCTCTTCATGCCAATGGTACTGTTGAAGTAGGAACATCTAAAGGAGAAACATCTCAAGTAATTTTACAAGCAAATCAAGTAAACGTAAGTAGTGGAGGGGGTAACTTGGGAAAACATTTAAAACAAGGACCATTTTCTGGTGTAGTTGATAGTGTGGATAGTTTGGTTAGTGGTATGGTTGAAGGGATCAGAGATTCTTTTGGAGTAGGATAATGCCAGAATTTGACGATACCATTTATACATCAAAAGATGTACTTGCTACAAATGCTGAGTTTGATAATATAAAATCTACAGGTATTGTAACTGCTACCACCTATCATGGTGATGGATCTGCACTTACAGGAATATCAAAGACTCGTGCTACAGGTGGTGGATCTGATGAAATATTTTACGAGAATGACCAAACTGTAACTACTGACTATACACTAACAGCAGGAAAGAACGCCATGTCTGCAGGCCCTCTAACAATTGATTCGAGTGTGACTATTACAGTACCAGCTGGTGCTGCTTGGACAGTAGTTTGACAAACCAGCAGGTATCTGCTATAATA